CGACCGGCGTCGGCCCGACGGGGCCGACCGGGGCTACGTCAACAGTGCCAGGACCTACGGGTCCGACCGGTGTCGGCCCGACGGGGCCGACCGGGGCTACGTCAACAGTGCCAGGACCTACGGGTCCGACGGGCGTGGGCCCAACGGGGCCGACCGGGGCTGCGTCAACAACACCGGGACCAACGGGTCCGACAGGTGTCGGCCCAACGGGGCCAACGGGCAATGCAGGACCAACAGGCCCAGTGTCTGTTGTGCCAGGGCCTACGGGCTCAACAGGGGCAACTGGCGCGCAAGGCGACAGCGGACCTACCGGACCTGCGTCAACTGTGCCCGGACCAATTGGAGCACCAGGCGCCACGGGCGCTACCGGCGCTCAAGGCAATGCTGGACCGACAGGACCCACGGGGCCCGGTGGCGGGGGTGGTGGCGGCGCTTTTAATGCACTCACTGCTGCACTTATTTTTGGATAGGAACTACTATGGCCGCACCCAATCTACTTTCCCCGACAACTATCACAGGTAAATCGGTAACAGTTAATTTGACTACAACTTCGGCTACGTCGATCCTAAGCAACGCTGCTTCTTCAGGTAAAGTTTTGAAAGTTAATTCTCTGTACGTGGCAAACGTGGATGGAACAACCAACGCTGGGATCACAATCAACTACTATTCTGCTGCTGCTTTAGGAGGGACGGCTACACAGCTTTGCTCGACGGTGGTTGTTCCTGCTGATGCAACGCTGGTGGTAGTTGATAAAGATGCTTATATTTATTTAGAAGAAAACACCTCGTTAGGTGCTGAGGCTAGCACAGCAAGCGATTTGAAAATTGTTTGCAGCTACGAAGACATCAGCTAGGAGTTGCCATGCCGAGAGGTAACGGCGGGATTATTGGCCCCGCAAATATACCCACAACATCTTCAGCCAAAGGTGTTTGGTCACTGATGGAGCAGATGATTGCTCGGAGGCAGGGGATTTGGCCTGTATTGAACTACGGTATTGTCCAAACCTTTACCGCTACGTCAACTTGGACATGCCCTACTGGTGTTACAGAGGTTGAGTATTTGGTTGTGGCTGGTGGGGGTGGGGGTGGTGATGGTGCTGCTGGTTATGTTGGCGGGGGTGGTGGTGCTGGTGGATTTAGAACTGGAACAGGATTATCTGTAACCGCCGGAACTGATTATACCGTAACAGTAGGTAGTGGAGGTGCCAAAGATACAAATGGTAGCGATTCTATATTTTCAACTATAACATCAACAAAAGGTGGTTATGGTGGTGGTGATAGCGGGGTTAATGGTGCAGCGGGCGGTTCTGGCGGCGGCGGTAGAACAAGCCCTGGTTTAGGTGGTGCTGGTAATCCTTCGGCATCCGGCACTGCTTCATCCATTTCAGCAACTACGCTAACCGTTGGCGGTGCAGTAACCAATACATTTCTTGTCGGAATGATTCTTACAGGAACTGGGGTTACAGCCGGAACAACAATAACCGCTTATGGCACAGGAACGGGAGGTGCCGGTACTTATACTGTAAGCGCAAGTCAAACCGTTTCTAGTACAACAATCACTGGGGCTTTAAGCGGAACCGCAGGAACCATCAGCGCAAGCCAGGGGAATAACGGTGGCAACGGGGCAGACGGTGCAGGCCCAAGTTTTGGCGGGGGAGGCGGGGGAGGCGCTTCTGCTTCTGGTGGTAACAGCACAACTACAAATGGTGGTAATGGTGGTGCAGGAACAGCGTCATCTATTAGTGGTTCGTCGGTAACTTACGCAGGCGGTGGTGGGGGTGGTGTTGTATCTGGACCAACAACGGTTGCAGGCACAGGTGGTGCAGGCGGTGGTGCTGCTGGTCAAAAAGGAAATGGAACGCCAACGGGCGCAACTGCTAATACCGGCGGAGGTGGCGGCGGCGGTGGTCAAACTAGTGGTTCTGGTGGCCCAGGTTCTGCAGGCGGCTCCGGCATTGTTATCCTCAAATACACCGTGCCCGTACAAACTGTATTTACGTTCAAAGGCACTACCACTTGGACCTGCCCGACAGGTGTAACCAGCGTTGACTATCTTGTGGTTGCTGGCGGGGGAGGAGGTGGCGGAGGACAAGCTGGTATAAACTATGCTGGAGGAGGCGGAGCAGGAGGTTTTAGAACAGGAACTGGATTAAGTGTAACGGCAGGGACTGACTACACAATCACTGTTGGTGGAGGCGGAGCAGGAGTTACCGGTAATGCTACTGGCACTACTGGTGGTAATTCAGTTTTTTCTACTATTACCTCTAATGGTGGCGGGGGAGGTTCAGTAACAGGAACTGGTGGGTCAGGTGGGTCAGGCGGAGGCGGTGCACCTGCTGGGTCTGGCAATACTCCTTCATTTAGTTCTGATGGAGGAAACGGTGCACCAGCTAATACACAGCAAGGACGTAATGGAGGTAATCATGGCGCAGTTTATGGGGGTGGTGGGGGAGGATCCGATGCTTCTACAGGAACTGGTGGACATGGAGTAGCTGGAAATGGAACGACTTCTACAATAACAGGTTCTTCTGTACCATATTCAGGAGGAGGAGCTGGTGGCGGATATTCACCTGGTGGGGTTGGAGGCGGCGGTGCAGGCGCTTTGTCTCCTTCCGTAACTGGATCTTCGGGATTAATAAATACTGGAGGCGGAGGCGGAGGCGGATATTATCCTGGAGCACCTGGTTCTGGAACAGGAGGCGGAGGCGGCTCCGGTATCGTAATCATCAAAATCAATTAATAACATGACTACAAAAATCTACAAGTTCCTAGGCATTGATACAGCCATGCACTTACTACGCCCTGGTGCCAAGTGGGAAATATCAAACAACGTCTTTACACGGTGGGATGATCCACGACCATGCCCAAGCATTCAAGAAGTGTATTGGGTCATTGACAAGATCAGAGAGTTTGAGGACAGCATTGCTACGATCTACACCGACGAACAACTGAAAGAGATGGGCATAGGGAAAGAGGAATTTGAACGTGCAGTTGCATAATCTTTTTCCTATCCCTGTAGGCTTTGCAGAGCTTGGCAGGTCCTTGTCTGATGAGGAGTTGCTCTTTATCCGTGAGTTGCCGACAAGACCCAACATGGGTAACGCCACAAGCACGAACAACTGTGTACTGCGTGACCCAGCGCTGACCTCGCTTCGTTCGTTTATAGAAGATGCGGCATCGGATTACTTCAAAAGCACAGTCAATCCTAAGCACAACGTAAGCCTAAGAGTCACTCAAAGCTGGTGCAACTACTCAGAACCTGGCCAATATCACCACAAACACGCACATCCCAATAGCTACATCTCAGGTGTGTTCTACGTTCAAACTAATGCGAACGACAGGATTTACTTCTACCGTGATGGTTGGCAGCAGATCAAGTTCCCGCCTGAAACATGGAACCCCTACAACTCTGAAAGCTGGTGGTTTGAAGCGACTGTCGGTAAGCTGATTCTGTTCCCATCGTCACTGACGCACATGGTTCCTGAAATCTCAGGCAATGACACAAGAATCTCACTATCGTTTAACACCTTCCCTGTCGGTGTCGTCGGGGAAGAAATGGATTTAACTGGATTAAAGCTGGAGGCGTGATGGCTCACTTTGCAAAACTTGACGAAAACAACATTGTCACGCAAGTAGTGGTGGTCAACAACAAAGACACGGCAGACGCCTTTGGCGTTGAGAAAGAGCATATCGGCGCAGCGCATCTTGAAAAGATTCTTGGTGGCACCTGGAAGCAGACGAGCTACAACGGCAATATCAGGAAGAACTACGCGGGCATTGGCTATTCCTACATGCCGCCTCCAATAGACGGGTTTGTGCCGCCGCAACCCTTTGAAAGCTGGAATCTGGACCCCGACACTTGCCAGTGGGCGCCTCCTGTGGCGATGCCCGAAGGCATGCACGCCTGGGATGACGACGCACAAACTTGGGTTGCTGTCGCGCAAAACGCTTAAAGGACGCAAGTTATGCCACAAAGCAGCGCCTCAGGCAAAGCCTATATTGCTGATCTGATTAAGCGCATCGCTCCGCAGCGCGTCTACGATGTCGGGGCTGGCGCGGGCCATTACGCACAGTACAAGCAAGCCGGCCAGCACTGGACTGCAATTGAGATCTGGCAGCCTAACATCGCGCAGTTCGCGCTGGAGCAAAAGTACGACGCAGTCGTCTGCGCCGATGCGCGAGCCTTTGCGTTCAAGCGCTGCGACCTCATCATCTTCGGCGACGTGCTGGAGCACATGCCCGCTGCAGATGCGCAAAACTTGCTCGCAACCGCGCGCGCGCTGAGCAAATACGTGATTGTGAGCATCCCCATCGGCCATTACCCGCAAGGACCCTACAACGGCAACCCTTCGGAGGAGCACATCACCGACAACTGGAGCGTCGAAACGTTTGTGGACGCTTTTGGAGCGCCTTGGCAGCAGCACCTCGAAAACGAGATCGGCGTCTTTGTGTACCGGCGCCTCAAAATTGCAGTCTACGCGATCAGCAAAAACGAAGGCAAGTTCGTGCGCCGCTTTGCGCAAAGCGCCGAGGACGCAGACCTTGTGTTGATCGCCGACACTGGATCCACCGACGACACGGTGGACCTTGCGCGGCAGTGCCGTGTGGACGTGGCCGAGATCAGCGTGCAGCCTTGGCGGTTTGACATGGCGCGCGACACCGCAATGTGTCTACTGCCCGCTGACGTCGATGTGTGCATTTCGTTGGATCTGGACGAGGTGCTTGAAGGGGGCTGGCGCGCAGAAATCGAACGCGTGTGGCAGCCCGAGACCACGCGGCTTGAGTACTTTTTCGATTGGGGCTGCGGCATCAAATTTCGCTACCAGAAAATCCACCGCCGGCACGGTTACCGCTGGCACCATCCGGTGCACGAGTACCCAAAGCCCGACGGTCGCATCGCGGAGGTTTATGCGCGCACTGAGAAGCTCTTGGTATCGCACCATCCCGACAGCGCAAAGTCGCGCGGGCAATACCTGCCGCTCTTGCGCATGGCCGTCAAAGAAGACCCGCAGTGCCCGCGCAATGCGTTCTATTTTGCGCGCGAGCTGACGTTTTACAACCTGCACGATGAGGCGATCGTCGCGCTCAAGAAGTATCTGGATATGCCAAACGCCGATTGGGACACCGAGCGCTGCTACGCCATGCGGCTGCTGGGCAAAACCTACGACGCACTCGGCAACGGCTACGAGGCGCTCAAGTGGCACCGGCGCGCTACAGCGGAAGCTCCAGGCACCCGCGAGCCGTGGGTTGACCTTGCGCAATCGTGCTACCTCAAGGCGATGTGGCCCGAGGTGTTGTTTGCAGCGCGCGCAGCGCTTGACATCCCGGATAAAACTTTAGTCTACACCTGCGATCCCGAATGCTGGGGATGGAAACCCTACGACCTGGCCGCGCTCGGAGCGCATAACACGGGTGATCATGCTGCGGCGCTTGAGTATGGCGAGCTTGCGCTTGCGCATGCGGTCCCCGAACAACGAGCGCGCCTTGAGGCCAATGTCCGTTGGTACGAGCGCGCGCTGCAACCAATCTTGCAAGAAGCCGCATAATGGATCTTGACGTCAAGCAGGCCCAACTCGAGGGCGACCTGAAAGCGCACGAGCGCGAGTGCGCGATGCGTTATGCGGGAATCGAAAAGTCTTTTGAGTCTGGCAGCAAACGCATGACGCGCATCGAGTATCTGCTCTACGCGACGATCCTTGCTGTCCTCTTCGGCCCCGGCGTCGCTGCGCAGTTTGTGAAAAAGTTTTTTGGACTTTAGTCGTGTTTGATCTGCTCGGGGGCGGCTTGTTGGGGTCGGTGTTTGGCGGCATTTTTCGGCTTGTGCCGGAAGTTCTGCGGATGCTGGACAAAGCCAATGAGCGCAAGCACGAGTTGTCGATGTTTCAGCTGCAAACCGATCTTGAAAAGATGCGCGGCGAATACCGCATGGAGGAAAAATATGTCGACTATTCTTCCCGTGCGGTTGATGCAATTTCCGAAGCGTTCCGCGAGCAGTCGGCCACCGCGCAAGCTGCCGGCAAATGGGTCGCGGCGTTCAGCGCAAGCGTTCGACCAGGTATTACGTGGAGCCTTTTTGGACTTTACGCGGCGGTCAAAGGGTGCGCCATTGCCCTAGCGTTTGACGCCAACGCCGACTGGCGCGACGTGCTGGTGGCAAACTGGTCGTCCGACGACTTTGGGATGCTGACGATGGTGCTGACGTTCTGGTTTGTCGGCCGCTCCATCGAAAAGTACAAGTGAGCGCCAAAGCGTTGTTGCTGGCGCAAGAAGCGCTGATCAAACCGTTCGAGGGGCTCGCGCGCCGGCTGCCCGACGGTCGAGTGCAAGCCTACCCCGATCCAGGATCGGGCGGCGCACCGTGGACGATTGGCTGGGGTGCCACAGGCCCAAGGATCGTGCAGGGCACAATCTGGTCACAGGCGCAGTGCGAGGATGCGCTTGCACACCACATCGCGTACTTCTGGGCAGGCTTGTGCAAGCTGTCTCCGTCGCTGCCGGCAGCGCACGACCGTCGCATCGCTGCGGTTATTTCCTGGGCGTATAACTGTGGCCTTGGCAACTACCGCATCTCGACGTTTAAGCGCCGCATCGACGCAGGCGACTGGACAGAAGCTGCCGTCGAATGTCAAAAGTGGAACAAGGCGTCAGGCAGGGTTTTGCCGGGGCTCACGCGCAGAAGAGCAGCGGAAGCTGTGCTGTTGCGGTAATGTTCTTTGCGCTGCAACAGTGTGACTAAATTGTGCCTCAACCCCTGTTTTTGAGCGTGTTTTAGGGCACTTTTGGCTTCGCCTAAAACCTTAGCATAGTGCGGTAAGTGTTTGATTTTATGGCGCCCCCGGCAGGAATCAAACCTGCGACCTTCCCCTTCGTAGTTAAATTTTTTCCCTATAGAGTGTGACCAAATTGTGCCCGGGCTTTGTTACCTGGTCGGCCGCAGCACGCAAATGTGAAGGGGAAAGATGCGCATACCTTTGTACCATCTCAAGCGAGGCCCAACCGCCCAACTGCTGCAGCTCAAGCAAAGAGACGCCCGCAGCGGCGGCCCAACTGGCCCAGGTGTGGCGCAGATCGTGCCAGCGAAAACCCTCAATCCCTGCTGACCCAAGCGCCGTCGTCCAGGCGCGCTTGTGCGCGATGATCGCTTGTCCGTGCGCGCCAGGAAAGCAAAGCGTGTCGTGCAGGCCGCGTTGCGCGTTTAGGACCTCCAGCGCCCACGCCGAGAGCGGCAGCACCAGGCGCTTGCCCGCCTTGGCTTGGTCGCCGTAGATCAAGACGGTTGCCGCCTGCAGGTTGACCTGGGACCAGGTCAGCCCCAACACGTTGCTCTTGCGCAGGCCCGTCGCAAGGCTAAAGGCGACGGGTGGGCGCAAGTAGCTGGGGAGCGCGGCGTCAAGCCGCAGGTACTCCGCATGCGTCAGAGCCCGCAGACGGGTCTCGCGCACGGGGCGCTTTCTGAGCAGCGGGATTGCGCTGCCGTGCTGCTGTTGCGCCAAGCGTGCTGCCGCGAGGATCACCACGACGTAGCGGTTAAAGGTCCCGTCTGCAACGTCGGCAAGCGCCTCGGCGAGCACGCTCTGCGTGATCTTGGCAATCGGCCGGTCAGGAAGTCGCGCGCGCAGCTGCCGCACGATGGAAACATCGGAGCGCCCGCGCCGAACTTCGAGCAGCCAGTCGGCGAGCACCGCGTAGAGACTGCGCTCTGCAGGTGCGACGCTCGCTTGCGCTAAGACCTCACGCGCGCGTCGCTGCGCTTCTCGCAGGCTGTCTGTGCCAAGGCTGCGTCTAAGCGCTCGGCCGGCAATTGAAATTTTGACCCAGTAGATGCGGCCGCGCTGGTAGAGGTGCATTGACGGGCGTACTCGGCAAGTTGGCTGGCGAGAAATCGGTACTCCTTGCCGATCTTATACCCAACGGCGCCGCCTGCGGCAAGCGCACGCAGGGTGTTCGGCGAGCAGCCCATTGCCTCGCAGGCCTCATCCAGCGTCAAAAAGCTCTCTTGGGGCGTGCAGATCATGCGTTGCGCTTCAAAAGCCAGCGCTCAAACGCACGCTCGTACGCCCAGACGTCATCGTCGTGGAACAAATGCTCATGCTCGGCGTTAAACGCGTCAAGTTCGGCATCGCTTGGGCTATCCCAACCGCGCAACCGAAAGATCTGTGCCTCAAGCGCCTCAACGCTGCGCAGCGCATCAACCACCAACTCGTGCTCAGCAGCAATGATTCGAGCGGCAAAGCGTTCAAAGGCGTCTGCCCTTTCCATATAAGGCAACCCGGCCTCCAGCGCCATGTGCACAATGTCGTCGCGTGTCATAGGGCTACCCTTGCTCGTATGATTTTAGCTATACATGCACCGTGATTAGTTTCAGGGTAATATGCGTCCCAATCTTGTGCAATCTGAGCGCAGGCCTCGCGCTCGGCAGCAACAATCCCGTGCTCATAATCTGTCCAGTGAGATTGACTCCACGTTTGATTTCGCTCCCGGTTCAGTGCTGCGCGCAAGGCAATTGCTGCCCGTAGCTGTACGTCTGGACTGTCTGATTCCAGCGCCTCCAGCGCTTGCTGCATCAGCTCAAGGTCGGTCACTTGTTCCCTCTTTTGTCCACACGGCGCTGGATCATCTTGGCAAACTTCTTCAATGCGCTTTCGGTCTCATCAGCGTGCTTAGCGGATGCAATGAACAAGGCCAAAGCCAAATCCAATGCGTCGTTCTGACTCATGTCGATTTCCATGCCAGCACGCTGCCATTTGCCGTCCCTGAAGGTTGTACCTATCATTTGCACAAACACCCCGTCGAATTGGCTGTGGCAGTCAGGCGGGGTAATGCCGACGATCTCAACGCCACCGTAAACCCGCGCTTTAATGCTAATTTCGGTTTTCCTATTCGAGCGACTGCCGCATCAATTCTTTGTCAGTCATAACAGCACCTGTTTAGTCCGTTCGTGCATTCTTTATCGGTCGGTCGCTGCACGCCACTTCGCCGACGGCTACGCTGCGATTTTGAGTTGCTCAAGCGTGCCGCCCAGCGTCAAGTGCGCGCGTACCCATGAAGGCCGCTTGCCTCGGCCGCTCCAGACTTGTGCGGCATCGGCTGGGTTTTGATACTTTGGCAATGCCTTTTGCCGAACCAACCGCGACTCCACAACTGCGCCAAGGTCTTGCTGCAAATCAGCAATCTCGAGGCCATATTTTTTAAGCGTACGCAAAACGGTTGCGACCTTGTTACGTTTTGCAAGCGTTGCGCGGTGCGCGTCGAAGCGCTCTTGCTCAAGCGCGCGGATTTGCGCGTGCAGGCGCTCAATTTCTGCTGCGATATCAACCATGCTTGCTCCTTAAGGTTAATTTAATGCTCTCTAAAACGGGATTTCATCGTCTAAATCGTCAAGCCTCCCGATAACACGTCCTCCCGGTGGCGCTATTTGCACTTCGCTTGCCTTGCGAAGTTCAAACTCTGGTTTTCGTTCATTTAGAACAGTGACGCTGCCTGCTGTGATCTCAAGCTGCTGCCGCTCGACTTTGTCTTTGCCAAGAAACGTCACGCAACGCAGGCGCCCACTCACGAACACAAGGCAGCCTTTCGTAAGGTAGTCTGTCACGTACTTGGCGCTGCTCCCAAAACATACCACGCGAAACCACGTCGTATTTTTAACTGGCTCTCCAGTTTTGCTTTTACGCGTGTCCGATGTCGCAACGCTGAACGTCGCATACGAGACGCCAGAGGCGCCTGTTGCAACTTCCGGGTCGCGCCCAAGGTGTCCGATAATCGTGACTTCACAAATAGACGGCATCAGAAATGTGCCTTTACAGTTTCACGTAGTAGTGGATTAGTATATGTCCTGGCTGCAGCATATCGACGCAGTTTTTCAATTGCCCACGCAAGTGTGGTGCTCGTCGGAGCGCGAGGGAAGAGCCATTTATTATTAAGTCGATACGAACGTACCAAAGATGACCCGTAGTCAATATCCTCATGCGCTGCCTGCGCATGATCAACAATGAGCGCAACGCTTACACGCTTTGGCGGGCAATGGCAAGCGTCAGCCAAGCGCGTTAAGGCCAGGTACTGTCCGTACGGCACGCTTGCGCCCTTGAATTTGCACTCCACAAAAACATACAAGCGGTCGCCAAAATCTAAAAACGCATCAATATCAGTCGGCGTAATCTTGCCCCATTGCAGACCGGAAAAATCGCGCGCTTGCAGCGCACAGTCACGATTGCGCAAAACGTTGCGCTGCATCAAATGTCTTCAATGCGTGTGACCACGCAACCCTCGTGTTCAAACACCCGCGCAAAAGTTTCGGGGCTATCGCCAAAGTAAACCAAAGCCTGACCTTGCAAAGGCGCTCCGTTTGGGTTGCCTTGCGGGTCGACAAACTTGACGCGACCGCGCAGAAAACACACTGCCGTTGAGGTGGTCAGCAACTGTTGAAACCACGCGGTTTCGGTGGCGTTGTTGACCAACACGATGGCTTGCGAAATCTCGCCTTGCTCAAACTTTGCGCTTGCTGCACTGCAAAAGTCACGTATTAGCGGCTGCGCATACGGTGGGTTCATCCACACGCGGCCATGCCATGGTTTTGTGAGCCCATCGGTTTGCGCGGTGTAGTACGTCTTGGCTTTTACGGTTTTATTTGCCACCGCTGAGGTTGCAGGGTCGCAGTCGATGTCGCCCATAACTTCGCGCGCAAGCGTGATCAACTCAGCCGGCGTGTACCACTCGCTGTTGCCGCTGTTGTGGGCCACATGCGCCTTCGTGGCCGCACGCGCCACCTCAGCCATGTCCTGCGGCGCTGCGTTCGTTAATGCGTCAAAGGCGTCTTCAGGCAACTGCGTGACTTGCGACGCAAGGCTCACGGACAAGGCACCGCGCTGCACCGCATCGGTCAGCGCATCGCTGCCAGCGTCAAGCACCTTTCTAGCGTGCTGCACCGCCCTACGACTTACATTAAGCATCTGCGCCGCGTCGGGTTGGGAAACCGAAGATGCGCAAATTTGCGCATCTTCTCGGGGTTTTTTCACCCCATGGGGCAAGATCGCAACCCGCGCGGCCACCATCGCGCGCTGGCTCTCGTCGAGGTGGCGTCGATGCAGGTTAAGCGAGAGCACAAATTGCAGCGGATCGCGTTGCGCATCGAACGTCCGCACCATGGGCTCGATGCCAAGCGCCACACAGGCGCGGTAGCGGTTGCGGCCGTCCAGGATCATCCCGTCGAGCAACCAGATCGGCTCATGCTGACCGTGCGCTGCGATGTCTTCACACAAGTCCTTAAATGCTTGCCCTTCCAGCAGCGGAAAGATGTCGGCAATAGGATGCGCGTTAAGCATTGCTCTTAGGCCCGCGAAGCGTTTTAGCGGAACGCTTTATCCCATCTTCTAAAGCGCTAGCGTCTTTTAAAAAATTGCAGACATCGTCACGCATCATTGCAATCATTTTGTCATCGCGCGGAAAACGTATTATCATTAGCGACAGAGGCGCGTCCACACGCGGATCAAAGGAGACAAAATCGCACCAACAACGTCGGGTACACTCGAGCTGCCACTGCATTTGCAACATATAGCGCTCGTCAATCGACCTTCTGAGCACCATTTTCAGATGCGTCGTCGTTTCCGGGCACTTTATCTCGACCAAACCATCAGAGCCAACTAAACCGTCGGGCGACGCGCCAGCATCGTGCAGCTCAGGGTGAATTACAAAGCCCACTTCTTCAGCCATCTCGCCGACTTCGGCCTCGTAAGACGCGCGCGCCAAGGCTTCCATTTCAATGCCCCAACGCATTGCAGCAGTTTCAAAATGGACCGAGGGCTTACCTGTTAACCGCTCGGTCACGATTTCCCACAGGTAATCTTGACGTTTTGCAGCAAAACCCGTCTTTGTGCGCGCCATAAGGTCGCCCATTCGGGATGCGGTTACCTTGCCTACCCGAACGTCAAACCACTCCCGCGTGCGTTGCAGCATCGCTCACGTCCCCATAATCTTTGATCTGCGCAACAGCACTGCGTTTTTGAACTTGCGATACTCGTCTGTGTGATTTAAGAGCGCGTGAGCGCCAACTTTTACGGCCTCATCGAGCATCTGTTTGTTTGTTGCGGCTTCGACTGCGCTGTACAGTTCGGCTAAGTTGCTTGGCAGGTTGTCGGTCTCAGCGCCTTTTTTTCCTTTGCCGGAAGCATCGTTGCCGTCGTCGTCTTCGCCTGCAATGCCAAGCGCGGCCATCAAAGAATAGCGACGCGCGTACGTCAGCGCGCTCCCAAAGGCTTGGACGTTGTATGTGTTCACGGCCGGAACAGTTAAGCCTTTCGGATCTGTCTTTGTGATTGGCAAGCCTGTCGGATCTGCTTTTGTGACCGGCAAATGCAGGCAGCCGCCCGAAAGAGTCTCGCCGCTCACGTGCCTGAGCACAGTTTCCACAATCACGTGATCGTCTGACGGGTGCGTGATTTGCGTAAGCGCAATGCCTGCGCCGTTCAGCGCTTCGATAACCGCATCAATGCAGGTCGCAAGATCCGCATACTTCGTGCGCAGATGCGGGTTCACAGATTTTTTAAGCGCCGGCGCAAACTTGCTCTGCGCGCGCACCAGTGCTGCGCTGATTTCTTTCATAGTTTACCAGGGATAAAAACGCTGCGTCCAGCGGCGCGGCCACAACAGGTAGGTCGCGCAGGTTGCACCGCGCTCGCGCAAATAGGAGGTTGTAAACGTCTTGCCCCCTGGCGCAACCCACCTGTGCGGCAGGGTGTAGTGCGGGACGAGCATTACGCCCTGCCAGAGCACGACAGGCTCCGGGAACATTTCCGCAGACACATTGAGCCCGTCTACAGCATCTGCCATGCGATGGCAGCATAAATTGCGCCGAAGACAGCGCCGACGACCAAGGCTTTAAGGGTGTCCATTGCGTCTCTCTCAACTACAGGAGACGCAATGTTGAGCGAACTCAAATCGCTTGTCAAGCGCTACGACGCATCAAACGTAAGCAAACGTAAAACGCGCCTTGCGCGCTTAGAACGCGCGACCACGCCACGCGTAAAGCACACGCGCGACGATGTCAACGGCTGTGGTGCCGTCGAGCACTTCAACCAAGCGATGAGCAGGATTGTCCGAGGAAATTTCGAGCGCGCCATCGATACGGCGGGCAATGCGCTTGCAATAAAGCGCACCTGCGATGCGCAGGACATAGATGCCGCCGAAATCGGGTGCGCGTTGCTCGATGTCGACCAGCAAAATGTCGCCTGCAAACAACGTAGGCTCCATCGAGTCGCCGCGCGCTGCCATCAGGCGCAAACGCTCGGGTTGTTCGTGACGCGCAACGCGACGCAGAAAAGCTCGGCTAAGGTAGGTGCTTGCGGCCAGCACGTCCTCTTCGCCAAGCGCGCTCCCTTGCCCCATGGAAGCTGCGTTGGC